TTGCCTGTTTGGTGGGCTCGGAGTTGTGTTTAAGAGACAGCTCGTAATTGCTTGCCGCAAGACCAGACGCATAGCGGATACGCGACTTGTCCGCCCCGCCACTATTCAAAGCACCGCGCGCGGAATTAGCGCGATCGATCGCCGACAGCCCCTGATCGCGCTGGAATTGGTAGCCCGGTGTCGCCTCCAGTGCGGCAGTAGGGTCGATCCTTGTCCCGCCGACGCCATAGAGGCCCGCCAGAGTATCGAGCGCCTTATAGCCGGTCTTGCGATAGGGTGCGTAATCGGCGCGCGTCTGGTCGTATTGACGGCGCTGTTCCTCGATCTGGAGTTGCGTCCCGCGTTCAGATGCTGCGGCTGCGGTATTGGCGGCGTTCTTCTGCGCCTTGGCCGCTTTGGACCCGGCGATTGCGGTCGCAGCGCCGCCGACAACGGCAGCGCCTGCGATTGCTGCTGCAACACCCATTACGCCGCCTCCGCCAGTCGGAGCCGGTAGACAGAGCCTTTTTCCTCTGCACCCAACCTTCGGTATATGGAACCGATACGCCCGCCGCCGCCGACTGTGTTGGTTTCCCACAAGACTTCCGACACACCACGCTCCTTGAAGGAAGCCAAGGCAGACCGTTGCAGCTTCATGCCCACTCCAGGGTGTTCGGGATCAGCAAAAAATGCGGTATTGACCGCTGTAAGCACGCCTTCTGCTGCGAGTGATGGCGCGAACAAGGTCATCAAATATCCAAACATCCGCCCATTTGAGCGCGCGGTTGTGATTTGCATTAGGCCAGCCTCATCCATTGCGCGCAGCAGCGGGATATTCTTGTTGCGCCAGTTGTCCGGCGCTTCACCAATCTGCGCATGATGCTCGGCCAAAAGGCGTTGCGCCCCGGCAAGCCATTCATCAAAACCCTCGCTCTGAAAGGACATGCCTTCGCAAACCGCGTTCCTGCGTGCGGCAAGCATGGTGCGGACCTTGTGCGTTGCGATCGACGCAAGCTTTTCAATGGCGGGCGCGTAGGCTTGGCAGTAGCGGACCAGCGCGGGCATGTTGATCTGGATATTGACCGGCGCGAGCGATGCCCAGCGCGCATGATCATGCCGATACGGCAGGCAATGTTCAAAGATGGCCGCGCACGTCTCCTCGCTGTCGAGGTCCGCAAATTGAACCTCCAAAGCGCCGGGAATGCGCTTGGCAATCTGCGCCAGTTTGCGATCAAGCATCTGCATTTTGGTGCGCAGATTACCGGCATCGAACGCGCAGCCGGGCAGTTTAAGCAGGCTTTCCACCACATCATCGACGGGACGGCGGACAACAACGACACGGGCGTCCGGGGCTATTGACGGCAGCAGACGCCACCATGGGGATGCAGCTGTTTCAATGGCCCCGGTGCACGGCTGAGAAAACCACGCCGCCACATCACCGAGGCTGCGCATGTGCCGCGTTTCATCGTGACCGCAGAGCCATTCCCCATAAGACAGGAAATGCGAGAGCCAAGCGGTTCTGGACCGCGGCAACGCAAAAATCACAAATGGGGGACGTTCGATCATATAGTCTCAGACAACCCGGTTGAAGCCGAAGATCGTTGTCTGAGATGGACGATGGCCCGATCATGCCATCAGCGCATATGCGCCCCGCGCCTTAATAGCATGACGGCCCGCGCAGGGAAAGCCCTACGTCAAATTGCCATTGGCTTGCAGCAGCGCAATAAGATCAGAGAGGGCCGTCGAGATGGCTTCTGCCGCGTTGGCGATGTCCTGCACCTCTGTCTGCGTTGGCGGATCGCTGATAACCGGCGCTGTATAGGGGGAGAAAACAGGGGCAGCACCCGCCGACAACGCCGATATTATGCCGGTCGTGTCGTCATAATCGACACCATCGCCAGCACTCAGGGACGCCCGCGCCCGCGCCTCCGTGAAGAAGAGATTAGACGCCCCTTCCGTGATGTTGTCGGTATCCAGGTCGAACTCCTCGACCGCGCTGGCCCGGCCATATTGATCGAAGGTTACGCGGATCGTCTGACTGGCCGAGCCGTGCGGACCGGGCGCAAGATCAACCTCGTCCAGCGCCACAGTTGCCGCGCCGGGGGCAAACTCAACCTTGATGCCGTCTCCCGGTTCCAGCAGGCGTTCATTGCCAAGAACGTCAGAGGCCCCGGACGTGATATAGGGCGCATCCTGTATCTGCTGCAAAAGATCGCCGCCGACAAGGCGCTGGATCGAGGCAAAGAACCGATACCATGCCGGGTCTACCATGCCCTTGCTGTTGACGATCGGCGTTGACGGGGGGTTGAGCGCGAACGCCATCAGCGCACGTCCGCGAAATAGCCGATCGCGAATTTACGCACAGGGTCCGTTATCTCAAGGTGCATCTGTCGCTGCCGGAACTGGCCAAGTGACCGCCATATGGCGCGTGTGCGGTATTCACCGATCCTGCCCAGCGAACGCCATATCTCGTTGGACCATGTGCGCCCGCCATCATCGCTGTAGCGCAGCATGATTTGCGGGTCAGAGCCTTGCCCATCATTCAGGCCCACGCCGGTCTCGAAATAGGCTTCGAACTGGTACATCGTGACGCGCTGGCGGGACGCTTCCAGCGTGGGAAGGTCGATCTCCACCTTGATGATCGCGCCATCCTCCGTGTTTACGTCCAGATCGGGATAATAGATTTTGCCGCTGGCATTGTCGCCCAACAACGTCTTGCCATAGACGGTCATGGATGACCCCGCGCGATAGCTGGTGCGGCTCCATGACCGGCGCTCGTGCCATGCTCCTGTCGCCATATCATAACAGAACGTGCCGCTATCGATGGTCAGGCAATAGAATTTATGCCCCTCCTGCGTGTAGCTGAACGCGCGCGCGAACGTCGCATCGCCCATATGATATTCGATCGCGTGCGTGCTGATCCTGACCGGGGAATAGCCGTCCAGCCTGTAGATGATCCGGTCGTCACCCATAAAATGGACGCTATTGTCCACCTTGCAAATGCTATCGCGGTCGAATGCCCCGCGCTCGATGAACGCATTGCCCTGCCGCTCGAATGCGTTGTCCGCCCCGCCACTGTTATAGAATATCTCGATGCTGTTCCCGCCGAATATCAGCAGTTCGCGATGATTGGCTATGATGCCGACAATACCGTCTGGCGAACCCTCCGCCGATATGATGTCCAGGCCGTCATAGACCGTTCCATTGTTGATCGCGGAATAGGCGAGCTGCGCGCTGTCCCTGAGAGACCAGAGGAAATAGCCATCAATATAGGCGATGTCGGTAACAGCGGGCAAATCGGCAGGCGTGACGAGTGCGCTGCCTGTCCAGACATAGGCAACGCCATTCGCGGCGATGCCAAGCTGGCTCCCGTTGTCGGCCATGCGCACCTTGCCAGCACCGGGCACGAAACCAAGATACTGGTAGCTGCCATCCGACAGGATCAGATACAGTCCCGTGCCAGAGACAGCATAAGCCATGCCGCCCATGACATGGGTGCCGCGCACCGGGCCTTCGGGAAGGCTTGCGAACACCACCAGCCCAGGCACCGCCATGACGGCAAAGTCAGCCCGCTTGTCGCCATCTGCCTTTTCAGCAAATGCGTTGACCAGCTTGGCACCGGACCATGGCTTTGAACGGCCCTCGCTATATTGAAGGGCGGGCTTGATTTGGCTTAGCGCCACGGCGCGCCCCAATTATCAGGCTGGAGGAAGATCGAGGCAGGCTCATTGTCCCATGCCTTCAAGCGGGCAAACAGCGTGTCCGCCAGTTCATCGACCTTGGCGTCAAGGCCGGGGTCGTTGACCGGGTATTTCAGCTTCAACCGCTTGGCGAGATTCATGACCCATGTTTCCTGCCACTCGGCCGGCATGTCGAGCGTGTCATTGCTGGCGTCCATCAGGAACATGGGCCGCAATTCATCGATAATGACGCTGATCTGGCTGGCGACGGTCGATGATGGCACCGGCCAGAGATACAGCACGCCGGTATCGCGCTGTGGGTCATAGTAGAAATTGACCGGCGTGGAGGGACTGCTGGTCTTGTTGGGCATGTCCAGATATTCCTGCCGCGACCATTCCGTCATCGGCGTCTCATATCCGCCCGTTAGTTGTTTCCTGCGAGCCGACAGGACGCGCATGGGCTTTGGCTCCAGCGTATAGGCTGCCTGCCCGGATACCGGCGTCACGGTCCGCAGAGTGCGCCGCCACAAGTCATCCATGGCATTGAAGGATAGCGTCATCAACGAGGCGGACGATTTCGCCCGGCGATACATGTCCGCCGAGACAGCCTCACCTTCGGAGCCGACGCCGATCACGTCGAACGCCTCACGGATCAGCTCATTCAGGGAAAAGCTGGCGGTCGTTACAGCGCTGACAGTCATTTACAAATCCTCTGGACGAACGGTCCCTACAAGAAAATTGTCAGGCGTCTCCGGGCGCGAATAGGGGAGCGCCTGCTTGTCGGGAACGCCGCGCACAAAATCTTGCTGATTCCGCCTATCGACAAAACGCCTATCCACGAGCGCGCCGTCCCACTGGCGCACCAGCGCCGACAGCTTCACCTTGAAACCACTGGCATCGCAAATTGCGTTTGCGCCGGGAGAGCCGTATTTTGCCATCAGTAAAGCGCGAGAATATCAGTCGCGGTGGTGCTGGTAGAATTGATCTTGTCCACCTGAACCGGGAGGATTCCCACCGCTACCGATTTGAGCAGCGCCGTGTTGCCGCTGACCATGCGTACCGAAATGTCGCCGGAAACGCCCACATACAAGCCGCGCGTGCCGGGGATGACGGTGCTGTCGCTTGGCGTCACCGCCACGGCGTCATGCGCGCCGGATATGTCCTTATATGCGCGGCCCGCCATGGTCAGTCCTCCAGTTCCTTGGGGATGGTCCAGCCATTGGCCTTTGCCAGTTCGATCAACGCCGCCAGCTTTTCAGCGTCGGTCAGCTTCTTGGCGTCCTTTTTCGCGGTCGTCATGTCTGTTGCTCCTGTTAGCGGGCCTTGGCGGCTAGAATGTAATCAACGCTCATGGTCTTGGCCGCCGCCTCGCCATTCTGGATGCCGAAACTGATCGTCAGTTCGGTATCGGGCAGATAGGCGCTGGAACCGTCCAGCGTGCCGACCTGCGCGTCGTTGACGAACACATGCACCGACGATTTGCCGTCATAGTACCAGCCCAGCACGATATAGGTGTCGTCCGCGATCGTCCCCGCCGTTAGGCTGGTCGAGCCGGTCGAGGCGTTCTTGCGACAGATGGCCGACACAGTGGTCGAGCCGTCATCCTTCTGGAAATAGATGCCGTCCGACGCATCGAACGGCGTCGTGTCGGTGATCTGCAAGCCCATCAGGAAGTCGGACTGCGTGGCGTCGCTGATCTTGAAGCGTGCCTTGAACAGCGCAGGCTTCCCCGCCGCCATCAGGAAGCTTTCGCCCACCTTCTGGAACAGGTCGTTATCGTTGTCGGCATTGTCGTTCGTGATGAGCAGAACGCCGCCATCAGCGTCTGTCAGCGCCTCGGTCGCGCTTCCCGAACCCGCTTCGGTGGTCGTGATCGTCCATTCTGCCGCCGCGAAGGTGTCGAAATCGTTGAAATAGGTGTGCCATGCGGATGGGTCTGGAACCCCGTACATGCCGGTGTTGGTGCCGGGCGCGGCGTTGGTGACGCCGCTGGGAAAACGAGTTGGTGCAGCCATGGTGATTTCTCCTGACGTTCAATTGAACGCTGTTGCCAGCGTCAGGGAAAGGAAGGGGCGGGCACTTCCAACCCGCCCCAACCGATTACGCGCCCTGCGTGCCGTAGACCGCGCGGAAGTCGGTCCACCCGGTCGAATAGCGCTCATACGCCTTGTATTTCAGGTTCGACGTATCGAAGTCGCCATCCTGTTCGAACATCGTTTCCTCGCGCTGGAACAGCTTGACGCCTTCCGGTGCGTTGGTGCGAACGAACCATGCGTCGGGATCGGTGAAATAGTGGTTCACCTTCGCGCCGTCAGGGAACAGGCCCATTGAGCGGATCGCGTTGACGGCATTGTTCGCCGTGTCGTTCTGGTTGATCGACTTCAAGATCCGGGTCGCCTCAAACATGAGGTTCACCGGGATATGCAGCGACTTGGGCATGATCGCGATCTTCATGCCGCGTGCGTTCTGCGCCTGCGCGATCTGGATGCAGATGTCCTCCAGCGACGCCTCCGACAGGTCCGCGTCAACGGCCAGGCGGTTCGACTGATTGCCCACCAGAGTCGGGTGAGCGGTCGAGATCATGGTCGTGCCGTCCGCGCCGTTGTACGAGCCATTGAAGGCCCGGTTATACAGGTTGGCGACGACATTTTCCTTGGTCTGGCGCATCGAGAAGGCAAGGCTGCCCGTCCGCTGCATCCCGATCTTCTCATAGAGATTGTCCTTGAGCGCTTCATGCGTGATGATGAAGCCCAGGGCATAGGCGATATGGGTATAGCGAGAGGTCAACCCCTGCTGCGCCGTATCATAGACGACCGACTGGCCCTGCGGCTTGATCGGGGCCAGACCGAAGCCGGTCATTTCCTGATCTTCCTCATAGGCCTTGTCGGACGATTCCACATCGACAAGATCGGTATATTCGCGCGGATGCTCCGTGTAGGAGGCACCCCAGCGCGCGTTGAGGCCGGGCCACAGAAGCTTGGCGATTTGGCCGGTTGTGATCGTGCTCATGGATTAGACCCCCGCGATCTGGTTGGCGAGACGATGGCGGTTGATGCGAACCAGGAACTTTGCAGGCCCGGTGTCGCCCGACGCATTGTCAGCACGGTTGACGATACCCATGATTTTCAGATCGAGGGTGTTGTTGGTGGCTTCGGTCGTGTTGTCGAGAGTGACCGCCGACCAGCCATAGGTCGCGTTGCCGCCGCTGCCCACGAAGTTGACGTTGAGGCCCACGGCAGCGTCGGTCAGGGCCGTGCCGCTGTTGGTGTCCTGCACCTCGTAGAGGCTGTTGGGGTCCGTATCGACCATCACGATACGCGACGTGGATGCTGCCACATAGGGCAGGCTGTCGCGGCTGTCGGGCAGGATCGCAACGATCACGCCGTCCATCACATCGCCAGTCGATGCGCGGGTGATGCCCGGCAGGCTCTGGTTGTTCAGGGTGTAGTTGGTGCCGGTGATCTTGACCGGATCGCCAACATAAAGAGCGGTGCTGTCGCCGCTGTCGTGGATGAAATGTTCGAGATTGCCGGTCACATACTGACCGGACGTCCCGCGCTGAGGGACAAGGCCCCTCGGAAAATTCGCGTTCGCCATGATAGGCACCCTTTGTCACGGGGACCGAAGGTGCCTATCAAAGCAGCCTAACGATCCCGTTGGATCGAACCCTGGCCATATGTTTCGCTGTGCGTCATCTGGCCGGTGGAATCGCGACCGGCGGTGATGGCATCATCAACCAGACGGTTGCGGGCTTCCTTTTCAGCAACGCCCTCGGCAAACAGCTCGTCAGGGGTTTCCATCAGGTAAGCGCGGAGAGGCTCGCCATTCGCTTTTGTGCCTACCAAGCGAGAAATGCGAGACGAAGGGTCCGATGACGTGATCCCTTCTTCGGTGACGTGATCATAACCCAAATCGTGAGCGTCTGCAATACGGTTGCCATCATCGTTGAACCAGCGGCGCGTGAAGCCGGGGCGAGTGGTCGCGGACAGCTTCAAACTGAACCCGCCGACACTTGCGCGACGCCTGCGCTTGACCGGGCCATCGGCTGTTTCGATCGTGACTTCCTTCTGCGGGGCCGGGGCCGGTGCCTGCATCTTGGGCTTTTCAGGCTCGACGCCGGTAGAGCCAAGCGGGACAACCTGCTTGCGTTCGCGCTGCGGGCCGGGGGTGGTGTGTTCTGCGGTCATGGTCGTTCCTTACCAGGCGTAGCTACGGACATAATCCTCACGCGACTCTGCCCCTTACACACCTCTGACGCTGCCACCGACCTCACTCTGTTACGCTGTGTCG